GCGGTTTGTCCCAAATTACCGTACTGGCTAGCACCTTGCAAAATGCGTGACAAGTCTGCACCAGCAATAGATCCCGCCGTCCCTGCCAATTGAGCTTGTCGTGCAAGGTCTGCTTGCGAGGCTCCAAGTGCTTGGCCGTAACCTGATTGGAGAGCTTGTGCCTGCTGGTTAAGCACGGCTTCCTGCGTGTCCCGCAACGCTCTAGATCCAAACTCACCCATGCGGCTGCCACCAAACTGTCCTGCACGAACAAACTGATCTGACACAGCCGGCAGTAGATTTTCAGACAGGTTTCTTGCACCCAACTTTGCCATCTGATCCGTAACATTTTGAGTGTACGGATTCATGTACTGCCCAATATTTTTCGCTGAGCTTAGCGCCGCAGCTTGCATGTACGGATCTGCTGCTGCAGTAGCTCGCTCAGATAACGATAGTGCTGTTGACACGTCTGACTTGTTTAAGTACGGGCTAGCCGCAGTAAAAGCATTCAATCCTGCGGATTTAGCATAAAGACCCTGACCTGCCGCCGATGCAGTATCCGCAAGGTTCTCATCCAAATACTTGTTTTGAGCAGTATTTAAATTGCCCAAAGTGACTATGTTGCCAGCTTCACCAGCCTTCATGTAAGCATCTGTCATGTAGGGCTGAGCTTTAGCCAGAGCGCCTTGATTTAATGCCAAGTTTTGTGCAGTGTTTAAATTGTCCGAAGTGACTATGTTGCCAGCCTCACCCGCCTTTATGTAGGCGTCTGTCATGTAGGGCTGTGCTTTAGTCAAACCACTCATATCCGTAGCTTGCTTTACATAAGGATTTAGCGTGTTGTAGGGGTCGTTGAGGTTGCCTTGCAATTTATTCAACAAAGTGGCTTGTGCCGTTAGCCCCGGTTGCCCTGCTGTGTAGCTAGCGTTTGACCCAGACATGTTTTGCATGCCAGTTTGTGCCGCTGACATTTGCGGCGACCACGAGCCCTGGTTGGCCTGAATGTTGGTGTAAGCCTGCTGCTGGAGCGGTGAGAGGCCGGCAACGGTCGGCAACTTGTACGCCTCATAAGGCGTGTTGGCAAGATTTTGTGCTAATTGAATCTGGTTGTAGATTGCATCCTGCATCCACTTTGGCGTCTCAGTTGTGGACGTTGCATAGGACGGAGCCAGTTGCGGCGACCCGGTAAATAAACTGCCCATATCATGCACCTCTCAAGTAAGCCAAAGGCGATTTTGCATCTGGGGAAAACTTGCCCCTTGACAATGCTTTGCCCTTTTGTTTTCTAATCTGTTCACGCATCAAATCTAATCTTTGTGCGCCCATCTTGCTAGAACCATCTCCTAGCAAAGCGACCGTCTCAGCGTCAATCACATACTCGCCATCACTTAGCCTTGCATCAATCGTGTCGTCACGGCCTGAGCCACTGCCCCGCGCCACGTACGCAATTTGAGACAGCGGACCGCCCCTAGCCTTAGCAACGACTGGCAGATTGTAAGTTCCTGAGGTAATTTGTGGCCAACTTTGGGCCATGAACTGGCTCAGGCTCATGTTGGACCTAGCAGCATCTTGCTGCATCTTGGGCCAATCCCATTTGATGGATGGACGGTTAAAGTATTCCTGCTGCTCAGGCGACATGGACTTGACAGCTGTCTGGGCTTCGGCAGGTGCAGATAGCAAACTGGCAAGCGGAAGTAAAGCGCCTATCTTGTCAAAACCAAATCCGGATTTAGCCGAGCTACTAGCTGGTTTGGCTAAGTCATCAACCGCCGCTTGTGATGGTTTTAGCATGCCGGCAGCTAAGCCTGACAAAGCACCGCTAGTCAAAGCAGTCTGTGGGTCGTAACCGGCAACCATTGCATTCCGGAAATTCTCACTGCCAGCAGCTAAGCCTGTGCCAAGAGCGCCTGAGCCGCCCATAGTCCCTACCGCATTCCCAAGGTAGCTCCCCAAAGCCCCTTGAACAGCACCCTCCAGCGGTCCGCGACCAGAAGCCATGCCACCCACAGCACCGGCAAGGCCGCTGCCTATTAGCCCTTGTGTGGCTGCGCTTGCATCTGGCGCAAACATTTGCCCAAGGTTGCCGCCTAAGCCGCCGCCCATGCCACCCATGATTGCGCCTTGCAACGGGTTGCCGCCAGTTATGGCTGATGTGCCGGCTCCAATCAATGCACCACCCAAAGCCGGAGCCCATGTTGCAGAGGCACCCAAAGCCGTGCCTAGCGTAGTTCCAATCCCAGGAGCGATAAAGTTTAAAGCAATTGGCAATGCAATTTTCCACAAGTCCTTAAACTCAAAATATTCAGGCAGGCCAGTGGTTGGATTGATTGTCCCGCTGCCACCAGCTTGCTTCAACATCCGGGCTTCGCGTGGGTTGATGTGCGCCAACATTGTGTCGCCATTTCGCCCAGCCATGCGCATCTGTCGTGCAGCGGAGGCTAAACCACCCCTAGCCATTTTTTGAGTAGACCGCTCTTGCAAGCCGTACAACAAGACTAACACTGAAATCAATACAACCGGGTTAAATTGCTCCGGCAAATCTTCGGCTGGAGCTAAACCGTCTTTGACAATTGCATCTCTAATTTGCGGATATTTATTTGGATTGTTTAGGGCAAACTCAAGCATCTTGACTAGCTCAGCAAGTTGCGCCGGCGTGATGTCCGTGTCACCCATTTGATTTTCAACAGTCAATATAGCCTGCGCAAAGCGCGGGTCTTGTTTGGCTATTTGTAGGATTTCTTGCTTATTCATTTTTTGCCTTATGACAAACTTTGACAGAACCGTTCTGCCCACTCACGCCAATCTTTAAAGTCGTAGGGTCTTGGAAAATTATGGCCTAGCGATGTATTGTTCAAAAACTGCATGGCCCAGTCTTGCCAATTGGCATCCTTTTCCAACCTACCAAACGCACCATAGTTGTCTAAATCAAGCGCAATCTGGTCGGCCCAATCATTGAGTTCCATGTACGACGGGCGTGTGATGGTTGTCATTCCAATACCGTCCTGTCACCGCTATCAATGTGGCCAATAATCTGGCCCATCTGGTAGTCGCCGCCTACAGCATTAGACTCAAAACGCACACGCAACTCTCGGCGCATTTCCTTCATCATGACAATTTGCTCGTAGGATTGCGTAGCCGTTTCTTCAAAGATCCACTGCTGACTAAGCACTTCAGGAGCCCTAGGATTAGCGCGACCTGTTACCTGCACGCTCATTGGGCCAGACTGAATAAAGTCAGGCTCAATCGTAGTGATGCGAAGTCGTGCATCATTGCCTTGAACAAGCGACGACAAGTCTGCTGTCTCAAAGTAGGACTGAACCGGCGCTGAAGTAGTTCCGTCAATTTCATCTGTGCCCTGCTCATGAATCCAGACACGATAGCCGCTTGTTGCTGGCACGGCGTCTACGAGCAAAGGGGCAGCAAAAGCATTGTTAAAGCCACCAGCGCTGCGCCCTGACTCCGGCAACGCTGTGTCGTACCAAGTCTGCTCACGCACGTTGTAGATAACGGCGTGGGTGCACTCCGTGGCGTCATCACGCGGGTAGCACCACCAGATCTCACCATAGTACGGCATCTTGAAAGCAAACACTTTGCTTCGTTGGTCGTCATTCAGATTGTTGAAGAACCAGTTCTGGTTGAGCGTGTTGGGAACATCTCGCACCACGCCGTTGAACATCAAGAATCGATCAACACCGGCCCAAAAGAACACGCCGTCATAGTCAACCACGCAATCAGGTGACATGATTGATGTGTCAGTTGCTATCACATCAAACTGGAATATGGTAGCCCCGCCGGTAAATGTTGCGCGGATCACGGCGTCGTAAGCCCAGAACAAACCGGCAGGTGCTGAGCCTGAGCCTGCCCTTAGCGGCATACCCTTGACAATCTTTTGACCCCACACACGGGCAATGCCTGAGCCTGAGCCAGATAAATCAGTAGGGCTTCCTGGCACAGACCAGCCCACAATCCCCGCCGTGCCGTAGTAGAACAAATAGGGGTGCAGAGATACGATGCCGCCAGTTACATTAGCTCCAGATGGCAGCAGAATTTCAGTCAGCGTTGCCGTTGTCAAAACATCGCCGATAAAGATCTGGCCGCCCGTATCGTTGCACACGCACTGGCCATTGGGGGCTACGTGAGCAATGATAGAGTTATCAGTGGACGACGCGCTGTACATGTACTGGAACATCCACCTGTTGTAAGCCGAGGTTGCCACTCCTGCGTTGCCTCCAGTCATGTTGGTCGTTGAGGCAGTAAGCGTGGTCAGCGTTACGGCCACAACGAAGCCATTCACAGAGGCGCTTGCCGTGGTTGCCGTAATGGTGACCTGCTCTCCGCTGTTGGTAGCTGTGTAATCAGGTGCCGACGTGAAGGCTGTGATGTTTGCGGCAAGAGCCGCCGCCGTGGTGCTCAAGTCTGTGATAAACGCAACAGCACCGGATGTAACCGTTACGCCATTTATTGTCACAGTGTTGATTGAGCCACCAGCGCCGGTTAACAAAGTAACCGTGCCGGTTGCAAAAACAGCAACCGGCGTCCTGTCGCTGATGATTGAACTGTTGCCCGTGCTATCAATCGTAAACCGCTCAAGGGTGCCAGGACCACCGGAGTGGCAGTACTGCAAACTCTGTTGCGTGAACGAAGTGAAGCCCCGAGATATCTCGGTCAAGTATTTGTTGATTGACCTGTAGCCGCCAATCTTGCGGGGCAGCCCACGCTGAAAACGCACCCACTGGCCATCGGTGTAAAAATCGCCGTCAAATTTAGTCCCGTCCCTCTTTATTCCGGGCATGGACTTTAAGACTACGGTAGGTGCTGGCATTTAGAATATCCCGCCATCTACGACACCTGCCGGCGCTATGCCTAGGGCTGTCCAAGCTGCCTGCTGGGTTGCCGCAATAAAGATGGCATCGCCAGTAGCCGTAGCGCCCAAGTTGATACGAGCACCTGAGGCGGTTGTGGCTCCAGTGCCACCATCAGCAATTGATATTGGAACAGACACTGTGGACGTATCAGCATCAACCACATTTGTGCCGTCGGAATAAAGTATTGCTCTAGCGCCGGTTGCAACAACTATGCCTGTACCTGCCGATGTTTTTACAGTCAACGTGTACGCGCCGGTAGTGGCGTTGCTTACCCAATATTGCTGGACTGTTGCCGGAACAATGATGACGCGGTTGCCAGTCAAAGCGCCGGTAAAGTTGTAAGCAATCCGGTTTAGCTCTGACCCAGTTAGGGTGTAGTTACCTGTCCCGGCAACCGCAATTGAGGTGTAGTCAAAGGCAAATGTTGCAGACTGGCCAAAGCCAATTGTGAAGTAGTCCGTGCCGTCTGTGGCAATGATTGCTGAGTCGCCTGGGCTAAAACTCAAGGTTGCTGCGCCGTTGATAAGCGGGGTGCCTGATGGATCAACGACGACAGCGCCGCCACCGCCATTGCGGAAACAGAGGAACCAGTTGTCGCCCATCGTAGGCGCGGATGGCAGCGTAAGTGTTCCACCACCGGAGCCTGTCCACACAAACATTTTGGCGCGGTCAGTGACGCCTGCCGTGTAGTTTGAATTGAAGTTTGTGATTGGCACAGACTGTGACAACAAAGTCCCAACGGCCACAATACCTGTACCGGCCAATGCCGAGGCATTTGCTGTAGAGGTGGTAGACCCAAATTGCAGAGTTTCCCAAGTGCCTGCTACCGTGCTGTTGTTAGTTAAGTAGATTTGCCAGATTGTTCCGGACGGAATTGATACTACTTGCACCCCTGTTGCATCTTTGACAACAAAAGTAAAAGACCCCTGGTTGTTGAACAGGATGGTTTGACCAGTGCCGGTCTTTTTGGCGTCAGGAAGTGTAATGAAATACCCGCCAGCACTGGCGGTAACGTCCATGATACGAGTAGCTAGATTTGTGCTTGTTGACGCCTCAGTGGGCCAGCTGAGTGTGATGTCGGCGGTTAGCGCAACTGAGCTATAGCTGATCTCACTTGGGTAGATGTTTGCGCCACCAAACACGTCGTTATAGATAGGCATTATGCTTCACTCCGGTTGGCTGAGCGGTCAAGAATGCGCTTCAAATCTTCGCCATTTACTGCTTGCGCTGCTCGGTCATACATGGCTTGCCAAGTCTGGATTCGCTCATCATTTTTTAAGAAAGGCGTGGCCTCAAGCAAGGCGGCGTACAGCAGCACATCTGGGATGTACTCTGTGACCCAATTGGTCTGGAAATCGTCACCAAGAAACCGAGGCTGCTCGTAGTACAGGATCTCTAGCGTTTTGGCTGCAGCCGGTGTCGGCGTGATCAGCCAGTGCTGATAATCATAGTCAGCGTAGTACGCTGGGTTGCCGGTTGTTGCTTCTACAGGCCAGTAGTTGCGCAGGTATTCATATGATCTTGCATAAATGGGGATGCCGTCCACAGTCATTGACACCGTATCACGCCAGCGGTCGGGCTTAAGGTAGACCGCAACGCCTATGGACAACGGGGTAGTGACTGCACGAATAAACCCTTGAATTTTTAGTTCGCGGGAAATCCTACGCTCTCCGAGCGTTATCAGCCTCGGCAGTTGGTCGTAAACAATCTGGTCACTAGCCTCTGTAAACCCGCGCTCCAAATATCGGCGCAGATCTACCAGTAAGCTATCATAGGTCATCACATATGCCATAAGTGCCTCGTTGATGATAGCAGCTGGTGCAGCATATGCTCAGGTAGGAATTATAAACCCAATTTTGCAAACAGGACTCATTTTTTATTTCTCGCTGAGATGCCTTTGGCTTTAGACCGAGCATCTTCCTTGCTAGAAGCACCCCACGCCTTGAGTGACAGCAGCAGCCTGGTGGGTTCACCATCTTTGCGTTCTGGCCCTGGCATATTGCCCATCCGTGCCAAAAAGGATGCGCGACGGGGGTTGTCACCAGACTTGACAGGCGCTTTGATGTCCTGCCCAGCCGCCTTGAGGCTTGCCCGTCCAGCAGCGTTAAGGCCACCCTTTGGGTTCTGTCCTTCCTTGCGCTGCCAGGCTGGTGTCTTCATTTCTTTTTAGCTGGAGATGTATGCGACAGGGGTTTGCTGGCTGGTGTGTGCTTTGCACCTGTCATCAGCTTGCTCCCAACCTTGTGGGTTTTGCCTTGGTGCAACTTGCCACTAGGCAAATAGTGTGGTTTCGTCTTGCTCATGGCTTCTTCTTGGCAGTCTTAGCGGCTTGCTTGAAGTCCTTGGCGCTTGGCGCTGCTTTGCTGCCGACCTTGTTCATCTTCTCGCCAGAGCCAGCGGCGATACGTTTTTGTTTGGCGTTGATGTTTGCGTAAAGTCCAGGTTTCATATCG